TTATATTTTCTCTTTCTCGATGAGTTCTATCTTCTTCATATTTAGAAGCAATAATACTGTAGGGATTTTTTCCTTCACTTTCTGCCTGTGTTCCAGAGTCATCACATGCGTATTTTTGAAATTCACTCCAATAAACCCCTCTTCGCTGCCATTAGGATTCTCGATCAGAAAAAGATAAGCAGCCTTAAATCCATGGAATACCATGTCATGTTTGAAGTTTCTGTCAGTACAATCATCAACTGAATGCACAGCATATTCTCCCATTGTTCCGAGGTTCATAAATGCCTCAGGGTATCTGCTATTCAATACCCCATTACATTTATCCTGGAAGGGAATAGTTGACCCGCCTGGTGTTTCATGTGTGCAAGTAAACTTCCGCATCGGCTGACCATTGGCAAAGTTTCCTCCATTATGAAACCTGTTTATAGTGATTTTGCACGATCCAACATCCTCACGAATCTGCCAAATGACCCTGGCGATATCTACATCATAACGACTTGCTTCCCGCATCGATACCTTTCCGTATTGGCTGTTCTTTTTTTCACTTTTGTTAAAATGTTTGTAAAACACGATATTCATCCCAATTATCAGGATAATCAGTAGAACAAAGGCTAGTAATGTAAGAATGTCAATCATGTGTTTCCGTTTTATCAATTAGTTGATACTTAAATGTTGGCTTGAGTTGTTGTATTATTTTTTCATCACTTTTTTCTTTCTCATCCTTCTGAAGTTGATAAAACCGGTACATTTCATCAACTCTTTTGTCAATACGAAGATGCTCTCCATAACTAGTGCTTACCGCATTTGTCGCCTTCGTATTTAACTTCACGGCATCATTCATGGATCTTACCATTGCTGACAGTTTGGCAAATGAATCAACCATTGTTTTATTAAAGTTCGTAAAGGTTGCCTTCAGGTCTTTGAACTCCTTGTCCCGTCTTTTTTCGAGTTGTATTTCGGCTGCCTTCTTATCGTGACGGTTTATGAGCCATTTGTTATAGCCCGCGATCCCTCCGTAAACACTAACGGCAATTCCAATAATTGCTGTAACCACCTTTACGAATGTGCTCAACTTTGAGAACCATATTTTAATTTTAGGTATCATTACTTCAGGTTTCTTGTTTTAATTTATTGAGTCTATTACCGTAGCACCTAAGTATCTACATTTATTATTATGGCATTAAAATCTCTTTAATTGAGATATTATCTAATGTATAGGAGGTACAACCATTTACAAGATTATATCCATTAATTTGAAGGAAATTAGTTGTAGAGTGTAGACAGGTGATATTAGCAGTATAATGCCCATCTGTATTTCTGAAAACATCTCCAAATATTTGTAATCCGGCGTTACTATATACCAGCATAGTATTCTGAGTCCCCTCACTGCCTGTAACTTTATTAACATCCCAACTAATTTTATATGTTTTCCCTTCCGTTAGATTAACACCAGCAGTGATTAGCGCAGAAATAACATCATTAGTATGAGTTGCAACACCATTGGCAATACTCCAACCACCATCAGGAGCAGACCACCCAGCCCCGCTATCAAAAGTACCATTGGTAACATTTTCAGCTCCAAGCATTGCAATTGAAACCTCTGCTGTATATTCTGAAAACAATCCGTCTCTTTTAGCCCTAATCTTGTAATACCTTAAATCAACCGGAGTAACTGCTTCACTTTTAGTCACTGTTCCCGCTGCTATTGTATATAATAATGAATATGTCCCATTATCACTCTTACCATAAATTTCTGTTTCAGAAGTAGCTGCGTTTTTATCAGTCCAATCTATTTTAACACCCCCAGAAATTAAAGTAAGTGCCAAGTTTGTTGGTAAAAGAGGAGCAATATCATCTATATCAAGTAATTCCAATGAAAGGTTACTAATATCGAATGGTAAACCTCCTAATGTATTGCCCGAAGCCTGTAATTCGAACCATGATGGATGTTCAGTGCCAGTACAAACTAAAGTTTCATCATAACTACCATTGCCTCTCAATTGCGTACCATAATATCCATCATCAAAATAACCACACCCATTACCACTAAACCATATTGGAGTTTGACCTGAACAATTACTTATCGTATATTTTAATCTATACCTCTTGCCAATGATAAGATCAACAGGAGTTATTTGCCTTATTACTCCTGTTCCAGTAGTCGGACAAATAGCATTAAAATGAGTTTTGCCATTAACCACACTCCATCCCTCAGCCTCCCATCCTTCCCAAACAAAACTCCAAGGATATTGATATGCACTAGAAAACACGCCATTGATTAATAAATCACTATAATTTAATCCATTACAATATGTCAATATTTTAGTGAGATCATTACCTGTTTTCTTGGTATTATAACTAAATAATTCCAATAATGGAGTACCATAATTTTGTAAAGAAGCTGTGTATTTAACAAAAAAACATCCCCTGTAATCTGTATTGGCCCATTCAAATAATCGAATCTGAATCAATTCCGAAGAATGCCAATCTTTCGGATTACTGGCGTCATAATAACCAGCCCTTGCTAAACTATTCCATATTGTAGTATTAGACCTATCCCACATCGAACCTACCATTCGAATCATACAGTCATATCTGTTCAAATTATTCGTGTTTCCTGTATCGGAATATACTTTTGTATAGGTTGCAGGTACGTAAACGTCACTACCAGAATTGCTTTTAGGTATATCAAGATCAGGAACATAAGATTTTGAATACCTGCTAAACCCTCCATTTATTCCACTTAATGACCCATAAACACCTTTCTCTAATCCACTATATTCAGTAGCAATGTGACGTAACCCCTCTATATCTGCCATTACATTACTACCATTCGGCAAACTAATAGGAACCCAGTGAGCAAAACAATTACTCACAGATACATTATTATATAAATTAAGCGCCTCAACATCATTTAAACACCTATTATACCAATATATATCTCCAACACTAATAGGTGCTTTATGATCCGCTCCGTTTGCTTCTCTAGCAAGAGTTAAGTTTTTATTATCTCCAAACAGAGACCAATCACCTACATAATTAGCAATAAGATTTTGTAGAACTCCATCTACATTTAATGACATTGTTTTTGCAACATTGTCAATTCTTACCAATACAAAATGCCAATTCAAGTCCTGAATATCATCGTTAGATGCACACCATCCGCTTCCATTATAATCAACTCTATCTGTACCAAAAGATACTTTACCAGTATTTCCAATACATAACAAAGTGTAGTTTCCATCCCAATAAAATTTACCAAATAAATGATATAGACCCCATCCAGTGTTCGCCCTTACAACTGATTCAACTTTAAACCACATTCCAATTGTACAACCAGTATTTTTTACATCAAAAGAATGGTCTGTGTCATAATAAATTCCCATACCATTTGGGAATAATCTCTTTGACCAATAATTATTTAATATCAAACTATCATTGTTTCCTATAGAATCAATCAAAGAAGAACCCACTCTCTCCTTACTCCAAAAATTTGGCAACTCTCCTCCAATTGTTATTTGTGGAGTCCAGAAAGATTCTGCTCCGGAGTTGTATAAATTTACCAGGTTTAGCCTATTGAGTCTCATTGATAATCAGTTTTAATTATTTACCACAAGTAGAAATATTAGCCTGGCCACCTTTTACAGCAACATAATCTCCCGGATTACATGGAAGAAATAGCCCCTCCTTTTCTGATATCGCTATCCCGTCATCGGCAACTACAAGCGGAGTTTCCTCGGAACTCGGACCGACAGCAATTCGAAGGGTATTGTCAAGTGATTTAATTCTTACCATTTGCCCGTCAATTGGATTTTCGCAGACAGTTGATTCTGCAGTCCCATCCACATCCTGAGGGTCTGAAAGTGGGATAACCGAAATAGATCTGCCATTTGCATCGAATAACAATTCAAGTATTCTCATTTTAATTCCTCCTATTTTCTAGTTTAAATTTATATGTCCATTAATGCTTTAAGTCTCTTGAGCCACCCTATCTGGAATCGGCTTTGGGTATTCTTATACTTCTCTTTGCCTGTCGCCTCTCTTCCAATCTTGGCCTCATAATTAGCAACGGAAAACTTTACAATCGCTTCAATAAAGTCTACCCTTTCATTATAAATCTGGTTAACCAGGAACCTTGGCTCCAGACTATTAATGGCTCTGAGAGTTTGCGGCCCCACAATGCCATCAGGAGTAAGTCCCAGCATACTCTGAGGAATCCTGATCCCATTACTACCAGATAACCATACCCAATCCACAAGAATGTTGGCCAGCTTCTGGTCATTAATCAGATCTGCCTGCCAGCGATCCCAATAGAAAGGCTTTAATACCTTATCCCTTACATCCTGCTCAGATAAAAGCTTCAGGTCCTCTACATCGATATCCCCATCACCATCCTTGTCATATCCGCACGATTTCCATGTTCCGATCGTTACACCCTTGTTAGTTGCTCCTCCTTTATCTGCAGGATCCTGTGAAAAGCCCCCTTCCCATTTCAGGATAAAAGGCAGAAGAATATCAAGCTTTGCCATCTCTTTTAATTATTGATTAAACATCATTTAATTACTATTTCAGTCCAGTCTCATTTATATTTACATTAAATCAACAACTGTTAAAACTCTTTCACCATCATTAGCAGCCCTTTGTTGTATAGATGATGTACCTAACCATAGCACTGAAATTGGTATTTCGACCCTTGGAGTCACGGAGGCTAAATGGTGAAAGGATATTGTTTGCGTACCACCGATAATGTATTGAGTGACTACGCGAACATTGCTACCAGAATTTACATTTATATATAAAGTAAGTGTTTGATTATTAGCAGAAACATAAAATGGTGCGCTGAAAATAATAAGTAACTTACTGCCCTTTGGCGTCATGGTAATACTCATATCTGTCACTAATGACAATGAGCCCGGACAGGTTATATTGTCTGTCCCAATCGCGATCTGATGATTATTTGCAGCTCTTAATGGGCTGTCGTTCAGATATAAATTAGCAGGGTGAGACTCAGTACCTATATAAAAATTCGGAATGGCAGCTCCCTGCAGCTGCAAAACCTTATTGCCTTTCCCATCGTAAACAACAAAATCCCGAAACCTGGTCGTACCTCCGTTATATCCCTTTCGGTTTATATGAACTGCGGAACCATCATTATCATAATTATTCTCCCATAAGTCGGGTCCCTTTACTGCAAGATTTTGAAGTATTGATCCTACCGTAGCTGCCAGGGTACCAAATTCAACAATCCCCTTCATAACTGCAGCTCCATTGTTTTTAACCCAAAATGGCGCATCTGCCCTGTTGGCATAACTGGCACCGGCGCCGAACCGGTAATCATTATCCGGATCAGCCGGGTTATGAGAACCATTGATCCATGCATTGCCTGCACCAAAACTACCTGGGCCAACTTCAATACGACCGGTTGTTATTAATCCGCCATCAATTACAGTCTGAGTACTGTCAAATCCCGATAAATCTGGCTTGTCTTCCAAATTGTCATAGCCATAGGACCCTGCTCCAAAAACGATCTTCCCAGCTATTTCGCCAGTATCTAGATCAAAATAGGTCAATCCGTCCAGTGATGATATTCTCCCGGTGACAATCTCACGTCCATTTATTACGGTATATCCATAAGTTAGTTTTATGCTTCGGGCATTATTCTGGACCGAACTCAGTATCCCAAGCAGAAAATGGTAATAATTTGCATCGTCATTAACCATAATCTTATCCTGGGAGAAGAGTATTATACCTGCAGAGCCTACTTTAGCACATTTTGCATAGATATAATATGCCCCGGAATCCGTCAAAGTAACCTCCTCTGCAGCTATTGCCCAATCCCTTGGCGTTTCTTCAATACCAAAATGCGACAAGGTACCAAGCGTTACATTCACAACATTTTCGTCGTTTTCATAATTGGCTTCAATGGTACACGCAAGAGATAAAGCCTGCGATCTTATGCCAATAATGGCCATCATGGTTTCAATGGTCTCCGGTTTTATCCTGGTGCCGTCAAAATAGCCATCAGTGTCAAAGATCATATCCTGAAGCTCACCGATCGACTTCCAGTTTCGCTTGGCCCTGGCAACGTCCCTGAGGCGGTTAATAGCGAGGATCTTCTCCGTCTCGATATTGGATGCCATTATTCTTTGAAGCGTTGTAGGCTCCTTTATATCCGATAAATCGAGGTTGTATCGATAGTAGTAAATGAGATCCCTCGAGAAGGACTTAATTCTGATCGCCTTATTTACATTTATGTCAGTATCCTGTACGGTGAGATAATCACCAATTCCATAAACATTTACTATTGTCTCTCCGGGATAAAGAGCTTTAAGTACCGTTTCATCGAGCTGAAGGGAGTACTGTACCCTTGGTTGAGAGTTTTGTGACAGGTAGCTCTCTGCAGTTGCCTGAAGTTCCGATTCAGCTGCAGTAACATACGACTGAGGCATTAAAATATCAATAATCACATATTCATCTCCGGAGGCTACCTGGAAAGCAGATGAATCCGGATCCGGGAAAACCTGTCCGCGATCATCGGCGAAACCTTTAATAGTGAATTTCCTGGTAGAATGAACATAATCCAGTACCTCAAATTCATACCCGGCAAGATTGCCGGTATTAAAATGGATCTTTGCAGATGTCTGATTGAGCAGGTATATAGTATTGCCGTTGCCGTCAACTGTTTTAAGATCAAAATCCATTGCGGTATCAATAAATTCATATACCGAAGATCCGAGGGAAGTAACAGTACCGGTACGGTGAGGGAAAATTTCATCAAAAACTTTGGATCCTGCAATTTTCCCATAATTCGCTATAGCTGTCGCATCCTCAATATACGATTTATCATTACCAGGCAATTTTAGTCTCTGGTTATAACCTCTGTAATCCGATGGCAGGTTTTTGTCTGAACCGAAAGCAAATAGTTTGGTTATAATGTTCTTATCAGATACAGTCTGGCGCGAGAGGTTATAAAGTCCTTTCCCACGTCCATACCTGTAAGTCTGAGAGAGATTCTGCCCGATAGCATCCTTGATGTTCAGGGTACATACTCCGTCCGCTTCTGTTATTTCAAATTCCTTATTAAAAATCTCCTCTTTGCATAGATATTGAAGAGCTCCGAGACAATTTTCAACACTGAAAGTAAGAGTTTGAACTGCAGTTTCCGGACAAGTCCCTTTTTCCCATATTCCATATCCGAAATGGTCGTTCAAATTGTTTATAAGAATATCAATAAATGTGCTCAGGTCTCCGGCAAGCGACCAATCCGGAGAGATGCTTATACCATCCTCGCCCATGGCGAAATAGGGAGCCTTTAATAAATCGTATTGCTTCCCCTCCCAGGTTAGATCATAATTGTGGTTGCGGTTACCCGATTTCACAGGCTTAGGCAGACTGTTGAGTGTGTAAGTAGCGCCAAATACTGTAATTCTGTCTCCTATGTTAAACTGCAAAGAGGTGGCGCTGGAGACTGCCATATCGATAATATCCTCACCAAGCAGCGCACGCTTTTGTACAGCTTTGGTAACAGCCGATACAGCCGACTTTGTTATAAGCGACCAGGTTGTATTATCTGCCTTTGTAATTACAATCTGCTCCATATGAGTGTTGCCCCGGTTGTAACTCCGGAGATGTCTTCAATTACGCCTGTTATGATTATATAATATGTTCCTGCAGTAGAGTAGGTGTGCGAAACGGTTCCCGATCCGGTTACCACATCGAAAGCATGACTGCCATCACCATAATAGATATTAACCGGCTCTGCAGTGGTTATTGCAAAGCTTACAGTCATTGCGCCGGTTGCTGCCACAAACTTATATACCCTTTTAACCGGCTCCGGTTCTCTCAGCTTCATCGAGAAGGTCCCGATCATGAGAGATGCGTTCCATTTCTTTTTCACATCAAAATCATCATGCAGGTAAACTTCATAAACGAGAGGCTTCCTGGTAACCACGCCATCATCCACTTCAATCATAAGCCTCTGGAGTCCGCTTTTCTGAAAAGCAGCCAGGAAAGCCTGTACTGCAAGAATAAACGCTGTTGAACTTGCAGCCTTAATAAAACAATCGAGGGTAATTTCCCTGGTCTCATACCTGGGCGCTGCCAGATCAACAACCTCTCCATGGTGATCGGGCCATGTTACCTTTTGTGGATCTCTCATCTTCAGAGCGGCTAATAAACCTGTCGAACCTGATACCTTAACACCCAAAGTTTTGAAGTCAACACCGTTTATATAGTAATATACTTTCATGCTATTCCCTGAGGTCTTAGTGAGTTATCTTTTAAGGCATCAAGTTTATTGTCAATGCTTTCAAGATGTTTATTGTAACGCGTATTTGCGGCAATTTCCGCCATATGTAAAAGCTGCTGTCGCATTATTGAACTAGTATCTGCAACATTGATTCTTATGGCATTCATTTGCCCTGCAAGTACGCTGGCAGTCTCTTCGGTAATACCTTTAATGGATCCTTGTAAAGATGTGTTGTTAGCGACCGTTTGTTCGCCGGAATATAGTCCCTGATTCATCGCATCCCAATAGGGTTTCATGTCGGCTGCCATATCTGCACCCATCTGATCGATTTTAGCCTTTTCTTCCGGAGTTAATACTTTATCAGATAACGCTTCTCTGATATAATCAATATAGGCTTCCATTGCCGGGCTACTGAGGATCTGTTGTTTGAAGATTTCCACAATCGCATTCTTCAAAACATCATTCATGTAACTGGCAAAGTCATCTACACTTGTCTTTCCATCCTGAAATCCTTGTGCAATGGCATCAGCAATGGAATTTTCGGTTATCCCGCCTGCTAAAGCGTCTTTTAATTCCTGCTCATATTTTGGAATTTCTAACGTTAAATCTCTAATTTGATCTAAAAGTTCTTTTTGTCTTTTTTTATCATTAACATTTGTTTGTCCGTATAATTCCCATAACTCTGCTAGTCGCTTTTTTGCGTTCTCAAGTTGCAGTTCAAGATTTGGCACTAGTCCTCCATGCCTTTGTGATTCGTCTACAAGCCTATTATAATCTTCAAGAGATTTATTTATAGCGTCAATTTGAGATTGAAATTTTTCAGCTTCATTTGGGATTAAAGAGATTAATCCTGAAAGAAGAGAGAATGCTGCACCAATGTAATTACCAGTAGCCAACTGGGTGAAAGTGTTTAACATAGATCCCATTATCTTCTGATCCTCTTCACTAAGACCTACTTGTTGCGCAAGTTCGAGAGTAAGTTGCGTTGCCGCTTCTAGTATCTCTTTTTGATTTTTCTTCTTTTTTTCATCATATTCAAGATCATCTTTTTCCCCTTTTTCCCTGTTCTTTTTTTGCTTTGCCATTGCTTCATCTGTAAGCATTGCAGTACCGGGAATATATTTTGATATTTCTGATGTCACCGGAGCACCGGCTAAAGTAGAAGTAGGTCTAGTTGATAGCACTGGAACGCCTGGGAGATGAGTGATTATTGGAATAACGCCACCTGCATCTGCCAAAATTGCTGCCTTGGCTATATTAATCCTGATATCGAGTTCCTTTTGTAGTACATCAATTCTGTTTTTGATCCTTATAACTTCAGCAGTATTTCCATCCTCTGCAGCTTTCTGAAATAATTTCTCCTGTTCCGCAATTGAGTTATTAATCTCTATTTGTTCATCGGCAAGTTTCTGAAGGTTCTTATGCAGATCCTCTCTCCATTTTATCTCTTCGTCAATTCCTTCCTTAATAAGTATGGATCTCTGCCTTACAAGCCTTTTTGTTGATTGGAATCTTTCAGCCTCTAAGTTTTCGAGTTCAACATAGAGTGCTGAAAGTTGCTTCAGATATTTTTCGCTTCCCGGCTGGTTCATCAGAGCCTCATCAGTTGCTTCAATCGACTTCCTGACGTGTTCCTGCTGTATATCAATAGAATCGTTGTGAGCTTTAAGAGCCTTATCTATGGTCGCTATTTTATCTGCACGCGAAAGAGTCGCATCAAGCGATTCGGCGTAGAGCTGTTGATATTCATTATTTAATTTGGCTGATTTTACTGAGTCAACATATTCCTCTGTTCTGAGTGCATTGAATTTCTTCTGGACTTCTATGGCTCCCATGATATTGTCAGAAAATGACATTGCCCCGGATGCGATATTATAAAGCATCTGTTGGGTAATCGCACCCAAAACATTAAAGGCATTTAAGCCACCGGTTGTCTCCAGTAGAGCTTTTTTAAGAAGTCCAAGAAAATAAGCTGCCCCGCCAAGACTCAAAGCCCATTTACTAATATTAGCTGAGAGTGATTCCACGCTTTTCCCTTCAGCACTGTTTACTTCAATCTGTTCTCTCTGGAGCCTTATCAAATCGCTCTGCGCTTCAGCTAATCTTCTTTTTGCCTGCCCAAGCTCTGTTCCTATATTATTCTTTTTACTGCCTGCAGTTGCATTATCAAAAGCCTTTTGCATTTCTTTAATCTCTGCAGTCAGCCCTTTAATGAAGTCTTTCTGAGATTGAATTTCCTGCTTAAAATTTGTTGTATTCTTTCTTACCGATGCACCAACGTCATCCAGTGAACCCTTCAGCTTTTTAGCCTGTTCATCAGCCTGCTTATCGAGCAGAAATTCAATTTCTATGGGTCCTAGTTTATCGGCAGACATTTTCAGATATGTTTATCAAGAAAATCTATTAGATCGCTTTCGGTTTCAATTGCTTTTTTACTCTTCCGCACTATCCTGGGAGTATCGGCAATTTTCATTTGCAGATTAGACCAGGACTCTTTCCATAAAATATATTCATGCGAACATCCGAGCTTTTCCTGCAGGCTCATTATCATTCCCCAGGGGCTATTCAGACCAACTATTTCTGTTGACTCCCCTGACTCTCCGGACTCAGATTCTTCGGAGCTGTCAGATTCAGATCTCCTATCAATCTGATAGTATTTAAAAAAGCCGTTACTCCGCTGTAGGTAACAATGAATATCATTACTTCGAGGAGCATATTCGCGGTGAACCTTTTCAATATGAACCTTGCCAGTGGTTTTCTAAAGAATCTTATCCTGGTCTTTGAATTCATGACGCATATAGCAGCTATCAGGCAAACCGTCTTAAGGTTCTTCTGGATCAGCTCATGCTGGTTTTTAAAATCCACTTCTGTTATTCCCATCGCTGAGTACAGGCTCGAAAGCTCCAGAAGCGTTCCAAGCTTCAGGGCTTTAATAGATATCCTCACGGTTTTCTTTCCCACGATCCTCATGAACCAGGGAGCCTTGACCGGCCAGCTCACCCCCCGATCGAGCAGTACTTCAGCAGCGTGTTTTTCGGTTTCCATTTTAGTTGATTTAAAAAAAGCCTCATTTGGAAGAGGCTTTTATGAGTTAAAACTTGAAAGAACTGATTATTTAGGCTGCTGCTCCTACAGTCCAACTGGCTGTAGCTGCTTTTGTCGGTGTCAGAATTGTAGCTACAATATCTACCATGAATATCCCGTTTTTTGCAAGTTTGTAGTTCACTTTAGCTACTAGTTTTGCTCTGACAATGTTTATGATCTTACCAGCCTTGGGAGTTATCTTTATCGATTTCTCAATGCTAGTAGCAGTACCTCCATCGCTCCATATTTTATTAGGAGCCGTACCGGTCGATGTTCCACCAAGAGCTTTCACCAGCGTATCGGCATCTGTGTCGAAAATACTCCATTTGACTGTTACCTTTCCTTTGGTTTGTACAATCTCTTCAGGATCATCGCTTTCTTCCGAATAATGTTCAAAAACAGCCGGGTCAGCTCCCTGCAGATCTGCAGTGTCTTTATAGGTTTTGCCAAGGGCGGCGAATGTGGTACCAAGTCCGCCATCGCTCGCGATATCGCTTATTTCGATCTTAAGTAGACCAAGTGTTCTTACTTCTGCCATTTCATTGCTTTTTAAAAAGGTTTGTTATGAAGGATAATTTGTTCCCGGCGAACTTTACTATAATAAAAATGAGTAAACCGATCAGTACTATTCTGCCAACCCATATCTGGAAACTCTGCCACGATGTAAGTCGGTTGGTTATTGTTTCTACAGGGTATGGTACCGGCTTATCGACTGAAATAGTAATTATGCTGTCTTTCCTGGTAGTCTCTTTCTGGATCCTTACCTGGGATTTTGCAGCGATTAACAGTTCGTTATCTTTAAGCTGGAGAGATTGTTTCAGAATTACTCCCTGGAATTGAGTGACAGACTTAATATAAATGTTATCAAGACTATCACATTTGAGCAGGAGCGCAATATAGGAGCTGTCTGGAGTACCGGGTATATCTTGGATTGAATTGTTAGTACTTACGGATGTTGTTGTAGAGTCATGAAGTACAACAGGCTTAACAACCGCCAGGTGACGGTTACAGGCACTCATTATCACCGAAGAGATAATGAGTGCTGCTGTTAATATCCTGAACGGTACTTTCATGGCTTCTTAATTAGCAACCTGTACCAGGGCAACAACCCCTTTTCCGTCATTTCTTTTTTTGCGGCCACCGGCTCTCACCAGAGCTGAATAGGTATCGCCATACATGGTGGGAGATCCGATCTCCTCGAACAACTCATGGTTACCCATTGCACGGATAACTAGATTTTCCTGCCAGAACAAACCGGCGCCATTATCGGTGTTTGCTACTGCATCACCAGGATTATAAGGAATCGGGGTTCCTGTGGCATCGTATCTCAGTACTTCAGCCCTGGGATCAAGGAAAGTGAATCCGAAGATCTTTCCAATAATACCGTTGGCAGCATCATATTGAGCAGAGAAATCCCTGTACTGGCTAATGCTCAGGAGAGATGTAAACTGATCGTACATATAAGCATCCAGAGCAGCGAACCTACCTTCTTTTGGAATACTATTCGCGTTCATGAGTAAGTCAATCCCCTTTACATCGTCAATGGTAATTGCTTTCCTGGTGCTTGTACCATAATGAGCGGTAACAGTCGTGGAACCCGTGGTCCGTTTGATTGCTGCTGCAATGGTCGGAGCCCAATATCTGAAGAACCAGTCGCCAACCAGTTCCGAAATGGCAGATTTCTGCTCACCGATCACCGAATTTCTCAGATCATAAGAGAGCTCATATTTATCTGCATTAGGGATCAGCATCGGATCGGAAGTAAACTCATCCAGAGGGAAGGTTATATCGATCTCGTTCCTTTTAACAACAGTTGCAGGTAACTTGAGGCGATTTCTTTCAACGTTAGGTTTGCCACCGGCATTCGGTATATGTACCACTTTACCGGCAAGTACAAACTCATCCGCGTTCATGGCATGATTAAGATGGGGATTCGCCTTAAACAGGTTGCCGACCACATCTCCGAGCCAGATCTCTTTTTGAACAGCCATAAAGAACACGCCATGTGGTGTCGGGAAGAATGAAATTGCTGTCATAACTCCGAAGACCGGTCCTACAGGAACATCAAGAGCAGGAGCTATTGCAAATGACGAAAGGATGCTCAGCAGGAGCACCGTACAGACCGACATGATAATTTTAAATGTTTTCACGATATTTAGGTTTTAAGTGATTATTATATTACTTCTACTGGTATGTCGGTATAAAGGCAGTTCCGTCGAACGTGTATGTTCTGAAGAAAGTTGTGCTGGCAGAGACAGTTATGTCTGCAGCTGCAGCATCAAAGCCTGTTCCTAACGTCACAACCCTTCCGCCCACGTTTGCATCGGCAGTTAATACCAGGTGCAACTTTGCACCCTTTGATAGCTGGCTATCAAGTGTAAGGTTGATAGTCGGAGCTCCGGTAAGTACGCCGGGCTTCAGAAAGGTATTCATCTGTTTAACGGTTACTGCCAGAGTAGCTCCGTAAACAGGCTCCTGGGTGTCATGAAAAGGAAACAACACCTCATTTTTTTCGGCTACAGCTCCAGCAGGGGCTTTAAAACCGAAGGATCTGTAGACCCCATTTGCATCTTTATCCTGATACATGATTTTATGAATTAAATTATTATTCGATTTTTGAATTACTACTTGTTAGGCTTTTTGCCATACTTGGTTTCGAACTTCTCTTCATAGAGATCAGCAAACTTCTCCTTCACGGTCCTGAGCTTTCCTGTTTTGTCAAGTTCATCCCAGGAGAGTTTAGCGAAAGCTTCACGTTCCTTATCAGAACCGGTGACATTATCAGTAAACTGATCCTTTACGCTTTTGCGCACCGGTATTGCAGCCAGAGAGAGTTTTGCAGACTCATGATCTTTTTCGAAGAGGGTTTCCCAGCTTTTGCGGCTGTCAGCATTCAGACGTCCGTCTTTAACAGCTGCATCCATCAGGGTAACGGCTTCAGCTTTTTTTGCTTCGCCCTCTTTCTTAATATAGTCAGCCAGCTTGGTCTCTGCAGTACCTTTTGCAGTTTCAGCCAGAGTGAGCTTCTCGTTTAATTCCTGGATCTTGGCTAACACCTGGTCCTCTGTGGAATCTTCAGAGAGTTTAAAAAATGATAACAGTTTTTTCATATCGCTATTTATTTGTGTAACAGGTTTTGTGTCGGAGAGCTTTTTGAGAGGAAGACCTGATCCGTCTTCAGTAAGGTTGATCAACTCATCATTCTTATCGTAAAATACCAGCGAAAGGGCATTGTCATTGGCGCCGATATCGCATATTGAACCTTCCTTTAAAGTCCATTTAATTGGCGTTTCACAAGTCTGACCGGGTTTGAGCCATTTAGGATCCTGGCTTGTTTCAATTACCCGGATCCCGCAGGATGCCATACGTAAAAAGTTATTTTCAACCTTGTCACCAATGGCTGATGCGAATTCGTCATTATCATCAAAAATTGCATCGGCAAGGAGTTTCTTTCCTTCAATCCGGATGTTATCCCAATAACCAATAGGAAGAATTTCATCCTTGGTACCGCGCCATGCACGGTTGTGCATCCATAGCATTATGGGATTCTTCTTGAACTGATCCAGTACTGCCCCTGATAGTGGCAGCCAGAATCCGAAATTATTCAGGCTTTCATCTGTGAGTACGAAGGTTTTCATCTAGCGGCTCATGGATTCATGATTTAGTTCACTTGTCTTATGTTTTTCAAGCATTCAGCAAGCACAAATAAAAACCAGATTGCAAGGCTTTGCAAATTCGATATTTATCATACCGTTATGATAAGCCCCTAAAGCCTTATCATAAATATTTAAATTCCTTTCTATATCATTCAGGTTTAGTTTTGTTCAAAATCGCAACTGCTATGAAACCCAATCTCAAGAAAGAACATGCCAGGCTCCTTTTTACCCAGGAGAAACTCTCACAAAAAGAAATAGCAGAAAGGGTCTGCGTTTCTGAGCAGACAATAACCAAATGGGTTAATGCAGATAAAGGCGAATGGAAGCGGTTACGGCAAAGTCTGGTTGTTACAAAATCCGAGCAGCTTTCACGGATATATGAACAGCTCGATGAACTTAACCTGGCAATACGTCAGCAACCCGAAGGTAAGCGTTATGCCAGTACCAAAGAAGCCGATACCCTGGTGAAGCTTACTGCAGCTGCTAAAAACCTCGAATCAGATGCCTCAATTGCCGATACTGTTGAAGTAAGTAAGCGGTTCCTAAACTGGTTAAGACCTCTTGCCCCGAATAAGGCAAAGGAGATTGCAGCAATGTTTGACGATTTTATCAGAGAACTCCTAAAGCGCTAATATGATCGCCGGAAAAAGTAACGAAAAGCAGGCTGTTCGTGATTGGGACAGCTACTATGAAAGCTTCATAGCTTCTGTAAATGCAGAGAGTAACGAGACTGAGTCGGAGAAAAAAGAGCGAATCAGGAATCTTGAAGCCAATTTTGAAAAATGGAAGCTCTATTATTTCCCGAAATACTGTTCTTCGCCTGCAGCTGCGTTCCACAAAAAAGCTGCAAAAAGGGAACTTGCAAATCCGGAATGGTACGAAAGCAGGGTATGGGCTAGGGAACTTGCAAAGGACGTTGTAGAAATGATTGTTACATTATACCAGACATTAACCGGATTGAAGAGCAATATTCTTTTTATATCAAACAGCTGGGATAAAGCAGCTGAACTACTGGAGCCATACAGAATCAATCTTGAAAGGAATGAAAGAATCATCAATGATTATGGTTTTCAAAAGATGGCCGGTTCCTGGACTTATGGCGATTTCGTTACAACTCAGAAGGTATCTTTTCTTGCAGTAGGAGCTGATCAGTCTCCACGTGGATCCCGTAATGAAGAGGTAAGACCCGATAAGGTTATAATCTCCGATATCGATACCGATGAAGATGTCCGTAATCCGGAGATAGTTAAAAAGCGATTCTCCTGGTTCGAGAGGGCAGTGTTCCCTACAAGATCTGTTTCATTACCCTTCCAGGTTATCTGGCTGGGAAATCTCATGGCTAAGCATTGTTGTATTGCGCTTTCAATGGAGAAGGCAGATAAAGTGGACATGGTCAATCTCGAAGATGAAGAGGGAAACAGTACCTGGCCTGAGAAAAACTCACTCGAACATATAGCCAGGATAAAAGAAAAGATTTCCCTTGCTTCTTATATGACGGAGTACATGAATAAGCCCGGAACTGAAGGTACCACATTCAAAGAGATCAGATGGGATGCAGTTCCACCTTTATCACGCTTCAGGTTTTTAATCGCTTATGGTGATCCGGCTCCGAGCAATAAGGAAAATAAGAATAATTGTTTTAAAGCGGTTCCACTAATTGGCATTCTGGATGGCACATTCTATATAATTACATGTTTCCTGGAACAGGTTAAAAACAGCAAATTCATTACATGGTTCTACGATATAGAAGATTTTGTAATGGGCAAAACACAGATCTATAATTACATTGAGAACAATTCCCTTCAGGATCCTTTTTATGAGCAGGTTCTTTCACCCCTTATGTACGCTGAAGGAATTGCCAGGCAGCATTATATTCACCTTGCTCCCGATGAGCGCTCAAAACCCGATAAGTTTGCGCGTATCGAGGGCAATCTCGAACATTTGAACCGTACCGGAAAATTGATCTTCAACATCGCAGAAAAGAATAATCCTCACATGGTACGGCTCGAAGAACAATTTAAAGCTGTGAATCCTCAATTATCTGCGCCTGCTGACGGACCCGACGCAGTTGAAGGTGGCGTTTGGATCATTAATAATAAGATGGCTGCTTTCGCGGGTGAAGTTAAATCAGGTAGGCATAAATCAAACTCTAAAAGATATTAACCATGTGGATAGCAAAAAACGAACTTAAAACTCATATGGATGTCGATAGCATCGATGTCATAACCAATAGTGACGATACGCTGGTAATTTCAGCTGTCGATGGTGCCGTTTCCGAAGCAAAGGGTTACCTGGGTGCGTATAATGTCGATGCGATATTTTCCGCAACCGGTACCGCTCGTCATGCTTTGCTTCTCATATTCGTAAAGGACATAGCTGTATGGCATCTTATTAAGCTCAGCAACTACCAGGCAGACCTGGAGTATCGTGGCAAGTTATACGATCGGGCAGTATCCTGGTTGAAAGGTGTCCAGAAAGGCGATATCACTCCTGATCTTCCGGCAACAACCAATGAATACAACGCTAAAGTCACCTGGGGAAGCAATCCGAAACGCGAACAACATTATTAATAAATAACTATGGCAACCATCAAAACTAAGTCAAAAGATAAAAAGAGTCTTGTTGTCAATACTCTTGTCATCCGGAAACTGAACCGGAGTGTACTCGACGTCGGTCTGTGGAGGCTGGCCCTGAAAGCTGCTGATAACGATCGGAGGCAAAAGCTTTATGAGATGTATGAAGATATACTTCTCGACCCGGTTCTTTCAAATGCTATCGATAAAAGGATTAACGCCATCACAAATGCCGACCTGGTATTCATGAAAGATGAACAGATCGTTGAAGATATCGACGATCTTATCGATAGCCCGGTGATGGAAGAGATCCTTACCGAGATAATGAATTCTAAGTTCTGGGGAAAGACAGTACTGGAACTCGACTTTGTAGATGGCCTGCAGGCTTTTAATATACCACGCCAGCATATTCGTCCAGAGAAAGGTATAATTACAATTAATCCTGGCGACGAACAGGGAACTAACTATCGCGGCGATGACTTTTTCCTCGAGGCCGGAAAGGATAAAGATTTCGGTCTGCTTCTTAAAGCTGCTCCATATGCTATTTTTAAACGTGGAGGAATAAGCGATTGGGCTCAGTTCTGTGAACTCTTCGGGATCCCGTATAAGGTAGGTAAGTTCAGCGCCCAGGATGAAGAGAGCAAAAAAGCCTTAATGGAAGCTTTTGAGGATTCAGGATCCGCCAGCTGGATTGTTGCTCCAAAGGAAACCGAAATAGATCTGAAGGAAACATCGACAAGGGGTGATGGGAACCTGTTCAATAACTTCCGTAAATCCTGTAACGAGGAGATGCTCATCTCAATCCTGGGACAGACCATGACTACTACCGACGGCTCATCGAGGGCACAGAGCCAAGTTCATAAAGATGTCGAGGAGGATGTAAATAAGTCAGACAGAAGATTTGTCCAGAGGATCCTTAATACAGAGCTGCTCCCAAGACTCGAAAAGAGAGGTTTCCCTGTAAGCGGTGGCTGGTTTAGTTTCCCTGATGCTGCAGAAACGATTTCACAAAAGGACAAGATAGAAATATTCGATATCTTCCAAAACAAACTTAGCCTCCCGATCGGCGAAGACTTCCTTTATGATTATTTCGGGATCCCGAAACCTAAACCAGGAGAGGTTACAAAACCGGCTCCAAAAAATGAACCCACGGTACCGGATCCTAAGAAGAAAAAAAAGGAAGAAAAGAAATCATTAACCGATAACCTGGCTGAAGCTGAAGCTACATTCTGGACTAAACTCAAGGAAGGAATAGCAAGTTTTTTCGTATTAGCCCCCTTCAGGGGGGCAGCAAGGTCAGGTGGAGATCGCCTCACGGATCTTAACCTGGCAGATCTTCCGGCATTCGATTCAGAGGCACTGGCCCGGCGTGTAAGTGAAGGATCTGATTACTTCGATCCCGAACTTTTCTACTATACATCAAATGCTCTGCTAAAGGCTTTGCATACCGGGTTTGTTCAAAAGAACTTTGCTTCCCTTGGTATTGAATACGGTTTTACTCCCGATGCCTATAAGACAGCAATGGAGATTAATCTCTTTCACTTCAGTGCAGCAAAGAATCTGGCAGAAATTCAGAAACTCAATGAAGCATTCAGGGCATCAACCGGGTGGAGCGATTTTTTAAATAAAGCACGTCAGATTTCAGGGGAGTTCAACGAGACTTGGCTCAGATCCGAATACGATACTGCTTATCTAACTGCGGAGAGTAGTGCTAATTATTTCAGCCTTTTATCTATAAAAGATGTTTATCCATTCTGGCAATATATAACTGTTAACGATGGCAAGGTAAGAGAAGAACACCTTAAGATTCATGGACTGGTTCTACTGGCAACCGACAGATTATGGGATAAGATCTGGCCTCCAAACGGATGGAATTGCCGTTGCAGGGTTGTTCCTTTAATTAAATCCCAGGCTGCAGGAATTGACCTGGCTAAAGAACATGCCAGGGTAGAAGAATTTTTCAAGACTGCTGAATGGAAGAAATCGGCTGCCCAGGGTTTCGGTGTTAACAGGGCTCTCACTGGCAATGTCTTTGAAGCAAACCAGATGTATATCCGGAAGTTCCCCACCAAAGCAGCTTCGTACCTCGATAAGCTTACTGCAGAAAAATGGGGACTCGACAATATTGCAAAACTCATGTCTGCAGCTAAATCAGAGATCACTGCTTTTGCGCGTACCTCTTCAGATATCTGGAAGGAGCAAAGTAAAAACGGTCTCCTGGATCTCGACCTTTATAACGATCGTAAAATTGCAATGTCTGAGAAAGACTTTAAAAAGCTGGTCGCAAAAACGGGCCGGTTGAAATTATGGAATGCCCTGAAAGAAACCCTTATTAATCCCGACGAAATATGGCTAAATGACGATGGATCGTCGCTATTCGACAATTTCAGCCTTATCAGGTATTACAAAGAAACTGCGGTTGTGACGAATTATAAAGTTGAAAAAGGGAAGATGGTACTGAAACTTTGGGAAGAAATGAAACCGGCTAAAGCAATCCGCGACACTAAGAGAAGGGGTCTTCTGATAATCAAAAATGGCAACATTTAAAGATATCGATGATTTTTTTGATAAGCTTACAAATGAGTTTATGGCCAAGGCTGTTCCTACTATTATATCCCGGGAAGCCATTAAGTTTTTTCAGGAGCGCTTTACAACCAAAGAATGGGACGGACAGCCCTGGCCCGAGACTAAAACACCTGTAAAACGCGGAACATTAATGGTACGTTCCGGAGCCCTGGTTAATTCAATAAAAGAAAAAGAAAAATCATCGGTGAAAGTCGTTATCTCAGCCGGATCCGAAAAGGTTAACTATGCAAAAGCTCATAACGAAGGTGAAACCATTGTTATACCTGTGACACCTAAAATGCGAAAATTTGCCTGGGCAATGCATTATAAAGAAGCCGGATCTGACAAAAAGGCAAATACTCCCTGGAAGGGATTGGCAATGACAAAAAAGGAAACTCTTACCATTAAACTACCGATGCGCCGGTTTATGGGACCTTCAGAGAAACTGAATGCTGTACTTTTCAGTGCGCTGCGCGATGAATTTAATAAGCTTTGAAAAACCAATTAATTACCATAACAATGAAAGAACTTTATGAAGCAATTGTAACCCGGTTAACCGATGAGGTACCGGAAATCAAAATGATAGATTTGGAGATGGGGCAACTCGAAGTACTGGCGCTCGACCAGAAGCCTGCTCTGAAATTCCCTTGTGCGTTGATCGACATTTCATATACTACGTGTGAGGATGAGAGCGAAGATACTCAACAGGTAACTGCAAGAGCCAATATAAGGCTGGCCTTCGAATGCCCCCTGCCAACCGATAACCTCGCATCTGAAGCAAGGAGAACTGCAGCCCTGGGTATATTTGCAAATGTCGATAAGGTTTATAAGAACCTGCAGGGATTTGACACAACTGAGTTTGGAGCCTTCAGCCGCAAATCGCAAACGCCAGATAACAGGTTTGCCGGGATAAAGATCATTAATATGCTTTTTGAAACAACCTTTGAGGATCGGACGGCTACCAGTTGAAGTAAGAATACTTCCTCCTGAGGCAATGTACCGATGGCTTTTCAACATAAAGTTTATCGAGTATGTCCGTACGTTTTTTAATCCTGGCTCTTACTACATTCTCATCGATATCAAATTCCTCCGATAACTTCGATAATATGTTGCTGTAATTGAGTTTCCCGATTTCAGCATAATAATAGAACCGTGTGATAAGCTTTTCGTCCCTGAGGGATATTCTTGATTCCGATCTGCCCTTACGCATTGGCCTGATTGGCTCATGGCAGTATTTACGTAAGTCAACTTTGTCATTCTCCATAGATCAAAATTAAGAAAGCCACACGGTTTTTCTGCCGGTGGCTCTAAAAAGTTTTAGACAACGATTGTTAGTTTTTATTAATCCCCCTTTGCTTGATAACTATTGTGCCAACCGGGCAGTAATTCGATTTTACACTATGCCTGACCCGGATCCAGAGAGTAAGGGAAGCTCTGATCATCCTGTCGAGCTTTGTTATCTCATATTTTGCCTGGTCCTCAAGGGATCTGACTTTATTCCTTTGCCACCGGCCACGCTTAAGCCTCAGATAATTGATCCACTCCAGGGGAGTTAAGTCAGCCTTTTCATTATTACAAGCGTTGCAGGATCTTACCTTGAGTCGGCCTCCGAGCGACTTCGGATAAAAATGGTCACCGTTTGTATGGCCTTCAGCCCCGCAATACCAGCATTTATATGGATTACCGAGGCTTCGCGCCTGAAAGACGTTTAATCTTCGTACAGGATCGACAAAATTGTCAATGCCTGGGCTATTTTCTTCTAACATGATTTATAATTCAAAAATCGGAGCTCTGTCTTGAAGACCGGGGATTCCAATTCGTTGTAACCATTTTGGCCATACAAGATCCGGGTCCATAATTAATATTGGGATGTTTAGTTCCAAAGCCAGCTTTATTTCTGCTTCCATGCCATTTGAAATCCTGTGCCCAAAAACCCAAAGCTCATCAACCATTCTGCTTCCGAGAATAGCTATATCATTATCTATACCTCTCTCACGTTCTTCCGGCTTATTGTCATCCATAGCAAGCAGATCTGCCAGGTAAGGCACAAACGGAACCACGTCGGGTTTGTTAAGGTTTATTTCCTTGACTATTTTCAATATTTTCTGAATGTTCCCGTAAACGTCTCCGGAAATAGGATGAACGATGTAGGCTATCCTCATGTTTTTAATATTAAGTGAATTTGTATCTTTTGTTGTCATTTATAATTATAGTATCGAATGGAAACTTATCTTTTGGCACTTTTTGAATAGCCTCCATTAGTGCTGAAGCTGCAGTAAAAACAACATATTTTTCCCCTTTTAAAGAGATCTGAAGATGCATAAATTTACCAGCTCCTCTTTCCTTAAATGCCTGTACCTTGGAATCTTCTATTTTAAAGTCATGAACTTGAATTTCCCGGTTAAAGATTCTTTCTATTCTGATCTTATCGCCATCAAAATATTTGGTGGTGGTTTCAATATTAAAATCACTGAACTTGTTCATTTAATAACTTTTTAACTAGGTTTTTACTATTACAATGTTTTGCCCAACCCTTATAGGATGCGATGGACTGAGGATTTTTATTCCTGGCCAACATCCTGGCAAAACTCTGTTTAATGCTTTTCCGCAGTAACACATGAGTGTGGAAGAATACATATCCGACAAAATCAATTCCACGGTCTTCAACCGGAAAGACCTGGTAATTATCTTTCACTTCAAGCTTAAGATTTTCCTGCAGGTATTCCCTGATTTCACAGAGAAGCTGATGCAGATAGGGTTTGTTGTCTGATAAAATGACCATGTCATCAGCGTACCTGAAGTAATATTTCACCTTCTTTTCTTCCTTAATCCAGTGATCAAAGTATGTCAGATAGAAATTTGCAAAATACTGGCTGAGATAATTTCCGATCGGCAAACCTTCAGCACTATCGATAATGCCATCAAGCAGCCACAGGAGATCTGTATCTTTAATTTTCTTCCGGAGCAGCTGCTTCAAAACAGAGTGATCTACGCTTGGATAAAATTTTGTAATGTCGAGTTTAAGGCAGTACTGAGTCCCTGGAATATCTTTCAATGCTTTTAAAAC